CAGCCGATGCAACAGGTTTGCAAAACCAAATGAACTACCGTATTTGGGAATCAAGCAGAGGCGCTGGCGTAGCGGGAAATTTTCAATACTATTTTGGCGCTCAACTCGAAATTGGTGCCTTTGCCACCAGCTACATCCCTACAGTCGCATCTCAAGTCACACGCAGCGCCGATATAGCCACGATGACGGGGACGAACTTTAGCGATTGGTGCAACGCCAGCGAAGGAACGTTTGTAGCTTGGGCTTCAATACCAAGCAATTACCCAAGCGGGTTTCAGACGTTTTTTGAAAGCAGTGACGGAACAACCGCTAACGTAATCTCCAACGTATCAAATGCCGGTGCAGATGTCATCAACATTGAAATGACAACAGCGGGTAGCTTGGTTGCAGGCTTTTATCCCTCATACGCATCGGGTAACACGAAGCTCGCATTTGCCTATAAGTTGAACAACACCAACTACGGCAAAGACGGTGTTGCAGGCACAACAGACACGACTTCCGCAGTGCCTACGCTTTCGCAAGTGAATTTTGGGGCAAACCGAATCCCATCGAATTTCTTGAATGGGCATGTTCAAAAGTTCTTCTATTACCCGCAACGCCTGACAAATGCCGAACTGGCTGCGTTTTCCAAGTAAGGATTGATCATGAGTTTGACTAAAGTAACATACAGCATGATTGCGGGCGCTGTCGTTAACGCGCAAGACTTCGGCGCGACTGGCGATGGCGTGGCTAACGACACAACAGCAATTCAGGCTGCACTAGATTCCATATCTTCAGGAATTGTGTTTCTTCCAGCAGGTCTCTACAACGTCACGTCTTTGACGTTTCCAGATGGCGTTTCGTTGGTTGGAGAAGGCGCATATGCGTCTGTGTTGCGTGAGACAAGCGCAAGTGCCACAACTGTTACAGCGAATATTTCCAACACGATCAAAGACTTGAAATTTATCTCGTCCGTTTCAAGGACTACGGGTTTTTACATCAATGTGGTTGGCAATGGCTGTTTAATTGAAAACTGTGAATTTGACGACTATTACATTGGCGTCAGTGTTGGCGACATCGCGGATCCAATTACAGTAAACACCAGAATATTCAATTGCACTTTTAGAAGTTCTAACGTGGTTGCTGGCAGTGGCGCCATTCAGTATTTGAATTTCTCAAATGCTCAAATTGCAAACTGCGTTATCACGGGCACTACTGTATCGAGCACTCAGCCAACATTCGGCATTCGGCTGCAAAACGGTGACACAGCATTCCTCACTGATTGCAATGTCACTGTTCATGGAATAACCCTTCTCATGGACCCACCTGCCGGTCTAAATTGCTTTGCAGCAACAATTGACAGTTGTATTTTTGATTCGGCACATCAAATTGCCGGCGGCGTTGCTGTATCGACCGCTGTAATTGGCGGCGCTGGAAACGTGTACAACACTCGCATTGCCAACACATGGTTTGGACTTGCAAGCACACTGAACGGTTGCCATTTGCAAACATCGGGGTCCGGCGCTGTTAACGGCATTACGTTCACAGGATGCGAATTTACGGACAACGGTGGAAGTGGTCTACTTGCCGATGGTGCAAACGTACAAAACTGGATTGTGACTGGCGGTCATTCAGGCGGTAATGCTGGCGCTGGAATACGCTGTGCAGCAGCCACAAACTACTTCAATATTACCGGGCACCGCGCTGGCAACGTTGCAGGCAGAGGTGCAAACAATTTTGGTATCAGTTTGGACGCTGCCGCTGAAGGCAATTATGTTATTGCAGACAACAACCTTTTGTTGAACACGACCGCAGGATTGGTTGATTCGTCAACAGGCACTAACGGTCAAATTTTCAATAACCTTGGTTACAACAATGCCACCGCACCAACATCTTTGACGGTCGGCGCATCACCTTGGTCGTACACCGCAGGGCACACTCCAGAACAAGTGTATTTTTCTGGTGGAACAATTTCATCAATCGTGGTTTCTGGGCAAGTTGTGCAAACTACAAGCTCAACCAGCATCATGTTGTCCCCAAATGAAGCAATGGTTGTTACATATTCGTCACTGCCAACTATTCTAAGAAAAGTGATGTGATTTGGGACTAAAATCCCACAAACTGTATCGGCCCAGTAGACCGAGAACTCACATGAGTTACAAATGACTGATGAAGTCCAAACCCTAGCGGAAGTTGACTCCGCGCCAGCACCCGAAGTGACGGCCACCTCGGACAATGCACAAAATCTGCCGGAAGTCGCTGACCAGAGTAACGAGACACCCGAGGAGAAGAAATTCTCTCAAGCTGAACTCGATTCAATGATCGGCAAGCGCCTCGCAAGAGAACAGCGCAAATGGGAACGTGAGCAGCAAGCCAAACAAGCAGAGATGCAAGTGCGGCAGTCGGTGCCCAAGGAACTCCCGCCTGTGGATCAATTTGAGTCCCCTGAAGCCTATGCGGAAGCACTGGCAGTCAAGCGGGCCGAGGAGATGCTCCACCAGCGTGAACTCCAGAAGCAAAAAGCAGCGATTGAGGACAGCTACGCAGAACGTGAGGAAGAAGTTCGGAACAAGTACGACGACTTTGAACAAGTCGCCTACAACCCGAATCTCCGAGTCACCGATGTGATGGCCGAGACAATCAAAAGTTCCGACATTGGACCTGATCTGGCCTACTGGCTGGGCAGCAACCCCAAAGAAGCTGATCGCATCTCTCGTCTGTCGCCGCTATTGCAAGCGCGAGAAATCGGGAAGATTGAGGCTAAGATAACTGCCGAACCTTTCCAAAAGAAAACTTCGTCCGCACCTGACCCGATTCGTCCGGTGACTGCACGAGCAACAAACCCCGGTGTCACTGACACCACCGATCCTCGCTCTACCAAGAGCATGAGTACATCGGACTGGATTGCTGCCGAGCGTCAACGACAAATTGCTAAGGCAAAGGCACTCCGCAGCCGCTAATTTTAGGAAATTATCATGAGTAACTCGCTCCTTACCATTGACATGATCACCCGCAAGTCTCTCGAAATCCTCGAGAACAACCTGGTGATCACCCGCAACGTGAACCGCCAGTACGACGACAGCTTCGCTGTTGAAGGTGCCAAGATCGGTTCCACACTGCGTATCCGTTTGCCCGACCGCGCTTTGGTCACTGACGGTGCCGCCCTGCAAGTTCAGGACGACAACGAACAGTTCACCACTCTGACTGTCTCCACCCAGCAGCACGTTGGTATCAACTTCACATCCGCTGAATTGACCATGCAGTTGGACGACTTCGCAGAGCGTGTGTTGAAGCCACGTATCAGCCAGTTGGCCTCCACTGTTGACGCCAACGTCGCCAACGCATATAAGCTGATCGGTAACTCTGTCGGTACTCCCGGCATTGCCCCCGCTACCGCTTTGGTGCTGTTGCAAGCCCAGCAGAAGCTGAACGAGAACGCCGCCACCATGTCGCCTCGTTACGCTACCGTGAACCCTGCCGCCAACGCTGCATTGGTTAACGGTTTGGCTGGTTTCTTCAACCCCACAGACGTCATCTCTCGCCAGTTCAAGAACGGCATGATGGGTGAGCAGGTGTTGGGCTACGAAGAAGTCAACATGAGCCAGTCGATCAAGGTCCACACCACAGGCACCCGTGCTGCCACCGGCACCGTGACTGCTGCTGCCGTGACCTCCGAAGGCGCAACCACTCTGACTCTGACTGTCGGTTCCGGTGAAACAATCAACCCCGGTGACGTGTTCACCATCGCTGATTGCTTTGCAGCCAACCCACAGACTCGTGAGTCCACCGGTTCGCTGTTCCAGTTCGTGGCTCTGTCGTCTTCGACAAGCACCACCACTGCCACTGTGACTGTTGCCCCGATCTACTCGGCTGGTAACGCTCTGTGTACCGTGGTGTCCTTGCCTGCTTCGGCCAAGGCTGTTGTGTTCGTCGGTGCCGCTGGCCTGTCTTACCCACAGAACATGGTGTACCACCGTGACGCCATCGCGTTTGCCACTGCTGACCTGTTGCTGCCACAAGGCGTTGACATGGCTAGCCGTGCCGTTCACAACGGTATCAGCTTGCGCGTTGTTCGTCAGTACGACATCAACAACGACCGTATGCCTTGCCGTGTTGACGTGCTGTACGGCTACAGCACGATCCGCCCACAGATGGGTTGCCGTATCTGGGGCTAATCCAAGGCGGGGGCTTCGGCCCCTGCGTTCAAATCACTTTAAAAGGAAATTATCATGGCTCTCCCTAACGGCGCAGGCGGTTACCAAGTCGGTGCAGGCAACCGCGCAGAAACTATCATGAGTGCAATGGCTGCTCCTCAGACAGCTACGGCCACTGCAACCCTGACAGCAGCACAAATTGTCAATCAGATGTTGGTGGCTAACCCCTCCACATCTGCTGCGACATACACGCTGCCTTTGGGCACTGCAATTGACACTGCTGTTCCCAACGCTACTGTTGGCAGCACCTTTGACTTGGCAATTGTCAACATCGGCACTTCGTCCGGTGCAGTGACTTTGGCTGTCAACACTGGTGTGACCGATGGCGGTAACGCTTTGGTTGCTATCGCTGTAACAACCAGCCAGTTGTTCCGCTTCCGTAAGACCGGTGACGGCACTTACGTTGTGTACCGCCTTGGCTAAATTAAACGGGGGTTTCGGCCCCTGTTTTTAAGGAAACATCATGGCAAAGACTAAACCAATCGGCGTAGCTTACGAAGACCAAGACATCATTGGCTCTGAATTTGTGTACGCTGCGGGTGAGTTGGGCTATACCGCTGAAGCAAGCGGCGCTGTAACTCAACTGACAAGCAAATCGACTGGGGTGACTTTGAACAAGTCCTGCGGTCAGATCACAATGAACAACGCCTCGTTGGCAAACGTAACCAACGTTACGTTTACTTTGACCAACAACACAATCAGCGCCAAGGATGTTGTGGTTTTGAGCGTTGCGTCTGGTGCTACCGCTGGCGGTTACAACTGCTGGATTTCTGGCAAAGCCACCGGAAGTTGCACAATCACAGTGCGCAACCTTTCTGGTGGTCCGCTGGCTGAAGCTGTTGTAATTAACTTTGCTGTAATTCACGTCTTGTAAAGCAACGGTTACAACTGACAAACGGGGGCTTTGGTCCCCGTTTTCACATGGAGATTTAAATGAACGTCACCCTCGTACACCCCATTCATGGCGCAAAAGTTGCGACCAATGAAGTCGAAATTGAGATGGATGAAAAGAACGGCTGGACACGGTACAATCCCGATACGCCCGTCGAGGTGGCACCCGAGCTGGTAGTTGAAGCGCCTAAGCGCAAGTACTCCCGCAAAGTGACCGATCAACCTGTCGAACAGCCCAACGAAGTCCCCTCGTTTTTGACTTCGGCAAGCGACGAATCCGAAGGAAGCTGAAATGGCATATACCGCTGGCGATCAAATTACTCGGGCACTGCGCCTACTGGGCGTTCTTGCCGAAGGTGAAACGGCGTCAGCGGCCACCGCACAAGATGCGCTGGTTGCAATGAACCAAATGATCGACTCGTGGAACACCGAGCGTCTGTCTGTGTTCTGCACCCAAGACCAAGTGTTTAGCTGGCCCGTGGGTGAGATCAAGCGCACCCTTGGCCCCACTGGCGACTTTGTGGGCAACCGCCCAATCCAGCTTGATGACGCCACCTACTTCCGCGCCCCCAGCGGCGTGTCGTATGGCATCAAAATCATCAACCAAGACCAGTACAACGGCATCGCTGTTAAGACTTCAACATCAACCTTCCCGCAGGTCATCTTCGTCAACAACACGTTCCCCAACGTGGAGATGTACGTCTACCCCCGACCTACGCAGATTCTGGAGTGGCACTTCATCTCGGTGCAAGAGTTGACGCAGCCTGCCACCCTGAGCACAGAGTTGTTCTTTCCACCGGGTTACATGCGGGCGTTTGCCTACAACTTGGCGATGGAGATCGCACCCGAGTTCGGCGTGGAGCCAAGCCCACAGGTGCAGCGCATCGCCATGACCAGCAAGCGCAACCTGAAGCGCATCAACAACCCATACGATGTGATGAGCCTGCCCTACGCTGTGGTGGCGAATCGTCAGCGGTTCAACATCTACGCCGGTAACTTCTGATGAAGACGCCCATCCTCGGATCATCCTACGTGGCCCGCAGTGTCAACGCTGCGGATGCCCGCATGGTCAACCTGTTCCCCGAGATCGTGCCCGAGGCTGGCAAGGAGCCTGCGTTTCTGAACCGCGCTCCCGGCTTGAGCCTGCTCAACACGATTGGCTTTGGTCCGATCCGTGGTCTGTGGGCGTTCTCGCCTAACGATGGCACAGGCTTTGTGGTGTCGGGCAACCAGTTGTTCAAGATCGACAACGCCTACACACCCACACTGATCGGCACCGTGGCAGGCACTGGCCCTGTCAGCATGGCCGACAACGGCACCCAGTTGTTCATCGCAGCCAACGGCCCAAGCTACATCTACAACACCAACACAAACGCCTTTGGTCCAATCACGGACCCAGACTTTCCCGGCGCAGTGACTGTGGCGTATTTGGACGGCTACTTTGTGTTCAACGAACCGAACAGCCAGAAGATGTGGGTGACAGCCTTTTTGGACGGCACATCAATTGATCCTTTGGAATTCCAACAAACAGCAGCATCACCCGATGGTTTGGTGGCTGTGATTGCCAACTTTCGCGAGGTCTGGGCCTTTGGCACCAACTCGATTGAGGTCTGGTCAGACACCGCTGCGCTGGACTTTCCGCTTGAGCGCATTCCCGGCGCATTCAACGAGTTGGGCTGCGCTGCCCCCTACTCGATTGCCAAGATGGACAACAGCCTGTTCTGGCTTGGCCGTGACCGCCGTGGTCAAGGCATCATCTACCGAGCCAACGGTTACGCTGGGCAACGCATCTCAACTCACGCAGTCGAGTGGCACATCCAGCAGTATGCCGACATTTCTGACGCTATTGCCTACACGTACCAGCAAGAAGGTCACAACTTCTACGTGCTGATTTTCCCCACGGCCAACACCACATGGGTGTACGATGCCGCCACACAGGCATGGCACGAAAGAGCAGGGTTTGTCAATGGGCAGTTCACCCGGCACCGCAGCAACTGCCAGATGTCGTTCAACAACAAAATCGTTGTGGGCGACTTCCAAAACGGCAACATCTACGCTTTTGATCTTGAAGACTACTCGGACAACGGGCAGATTCAAAAGTGGCTACGCTCGTGGAGAGCACTGCCCACCGGTCAGAACAACTTGAAGCGCACCGCGCACCACAGCCTCCAGCTTGACTGCGAGTCGGGCACTGGTTTGAACCTCGGGCAAGGCAGCGACCCCGAGGTCATGCTGCGCTGGTCAGACGATGGTGGGCACACATGGTCCAACGAGCACTGGGTCAGCATCGGCAAAATCGGCGAGTACTATCGCCGTGCCATCTGGCGCAGGCTGGGCATGACGCTCAAGCTGCGTGATCGCGTCTACGAGGTGTCGGGCACCGACCCTGTGAAGATCGCCATCATGGGCGCTGAACTGCTGATTAGTCCGACCAATGCTTAATCCCATCATCACGCCCCCACGGGTACCGCTGGTTGACCCAAACACGGGTTTAATCAACCGGGCGTGGTATTTGTTTTTCGTGTCGCTGAACAACGTAGCAAACGATGTTGTAAACGACCCAGTTGTTAGTCCTAGCGCCGAGTCGTTGATTGCCAGCTATGACGCAGTGCTTCAGACGCTGACACAGGAAGTGCAGACACAACCGAGCTTTGGTGACATGGTGTCGCAAATGGCCGAGATGCAAAAGCAGATTGACGCACTGTCGTTGGTACCGTCACAAGTCGTGGGGTTGTTGTCTCAACTGGCCGATGTAAATGCTTTAAACCCATCGGACGGCGACAAGCTGATTTACGATGGAACCCTAGGTAAGTGGAAACAAGATTCCCGCAGCTACCTAATGCTTGAATAAGGAGAAACCCTAATGACAGTCATCGTCAAAAATTTGGTGCCATCGAAAGATGTGGCAAACACCCAGACAACACAGTACACCGCCAACGGTGTGACCACGATCATCGACAAGTTCACGGCGACCAATTACAGCGCCACGGCTGCGACGATCTCGGTCAACTTGGTCACCACTGCTGGATCGGCTGGTAACAGCAACCTGATCACCAAGACCAAGACGCTTCAGCCGTCCGAGGTCTACACGTTTCCCGAACTGGTGGGGCAGGTTTTGAATCCCGGCGACTTCATCAGTACAATCGCTGGAACCGCCAGCGCCATCAACATGCGCGTCAGCGGACGCGAGGTGACCTAATGATTGTTCGCAAAGCCACTGAAACAGACCTGCCAAAGTACATTGTGCTGGCAGAGTCGTTTCACATGGCGTCACCCATGCACGGCGTCATTGGGTTTGACGCAGCCGGGTATTCTCAGTTCTACCTGTCATCCTTGCAAAACGACAGTGTTGGTATATGGCTTGCTGAGATTGATGGCGAGATTGTCGGCATCTGTGGTGCGCTGGTGTACCCGATGTACTTCAACCCATCGGCCCTTGTTGTGCAAGAACTTTGGTGGTGGCTGACACCGGCATCTCGCGGCAGCGGTGCGGGTGGCAAAATGTTCAAACAAATTGAGCAGTGGACTAAAGAAAAAGAAGCATCTGCATTGTTCATGATTGCATTAGAAGACAATCGTGCAAAAAAGATGGCAAATCTGTACATCCGCGCAGGCTTTAAGCCGATGGAGCGCACGTTTATCAAAGAGGTCACAGCATGGCAATAGCAACCGGAACCGCAATCTTAGGCGCGGCGGCACTCGGGACACTGGCATCACGAAGTGCTTCCAAAACGCAAGCCAACGCCGCAGGGCAAGCTGCCGATCTGCAGCGCGATCAGTTTGAGCGCCAAGTCGAGTTGCAGGCACCGTTTCGTGAAGCTGGTATTACCGCGCTCAACAAGCTGGTTCCGCTGGCAACAGACTACACTCCATTTGGGATGCAGCAGTTTCAGCAAGACCCCGGATACGCTTTTCGGTTGTCCGAGGGGCAAAAGCAGTTGGACCGGATGGCAGCAATTCGAGGTGGTCAAATCTCAGGTAGCTCTTTGAAAGCTGCTGCTCGGTTTGGTCAAGACATGGGTTCGCAAGAATACTCCAACGCTTTTAACCGATACCAGACCGAGCGTAACGCCCGTTTGAACCCCTTGCAATCGCTTGCCGGTGTGGGTCAAACATCCACCAATCAGTTGGGCGCTGCGGGTCAGTCAATGGCGTCTGGTGTTGGTGAAGCATTGGGTGCCGGTGCCCAAGCCCGTGCATCTGGTTACATGGGTATGGCAAATGCACTCGGTGGAGGCGTTGGTCAATACCTGAACTACGGTCAACAACAACAACAGAACTCGCTGTTGCAGCAAGCGTTGGGTCGTGGTGGTAGTAGCCCGTCTAACGCCGACATCGAACGCATGAACTTAGGGGGTTAAACATGGCACTTGTCAATCCAAACATCGCAATGTCATTTCGCCAGCCTGAGTTTCAAGCTCCAAACGCACTGGCGCAGTACGCTCAACTTCAGCAGATTCAAAGCGGCCAGCAGGCGCAAGAACTGAATGCGCTCAAGATGCAAGAAGCGCAAGCGGCTATGCAAGAGCGTAACGCGCTGCGCCAGTTGAATCCCGCAGCCGAAGATTACGAAAACCAACTGTTCAAGGTCAACCCTCAGTTGGGTATCCAATTTCGTAAAGAAGCGGCAACTACCGCCGCACAGCGGGCAGCACAACAAAAGTCCGAGTTTGATTTAAAGGCAGCGCAGCGCAAATTTGGTGAAGACCTCAAGCGCGGTTTGTCGGCCAACCCCTCGGACGAGAACATTATTGCGTTTGGTCAGGATGCAGTGCTACAAGGTCTGTACACGCCCGATCAAGTTAAAGCCACGGTTAGTCAGTTGCTTGCGTTGCCAGCCCCAGAGCGTGTGCGGATTCTTTCGCAAGCTGGTGCTAGTGCTGGTGAGTTGAAGCCGACCATCAAGTCGATTGACACAGGTGGTGCTGTCAACCTTGTGAACGTACCAGCGTTTGGAGGCGCACCCACAACTATTGGCACCGCTGCCAAGACAATGGCTCCCGGTGAAGCCGAGCGCCTCGAGAATGACGCCACTCGCATCAAGCAGGAAGGTCAGCGAATTGGCCTTGAAGGTCGCCGTGTTGCCGTGCTTGAGGAAAACAATCGCCGTGATACCGACCCAGCATTCCAGCAGCGCATGGGTGGCGCAAGAGCCGTTGGTGAGGCAATCGCCAAGGGTGATGTGGCTGCACAGCAGGCGCTGCCAAAGGTCATTGGTCGTGCCGAGGAGGGTATGCGCCTTATCGACGAGTTGATTGGCAAGCGCGACTCGAAGACCGGCCAACTGCTCAAGGGCGAGAAGACACACCCCGGCTTCCAAAACGCCGTGGGTGCCACATGGCTCCCCGGCGCACGGTTCGTTCCGGGTACCGATGCCGCTGGATTCATGTCCCGCTTTGACCAGATCAAGGGTGCCTCGTTCCTTGAGGCATTCGAGTCGCTCAAGGGTGGCGGTGCCATTACGGAAAAAGAAGGTCAGAAGGGTACGGAAGCGATTAACCGCATGTCCACTTCGACCGATGAGAAGGAATTTATCCGCGCCGCGATGGACCTGCAAGACGTGATCCGCAAGGGTGTGACAAACGCACAGACTCGCGCATCTCGATCAGGCGGTGCCGGTGCACCTGCTCCCGCAGCCGGTGGTGTAATCGACTTTGGGAGCCTGAAATAATGGACGTTCGTTTACCCGATGGCACAATCATCAAGGGCGTTCCCGATGGTATGAGCAAGGCCGATCTGACGGCCAAGCTGCAAGCCAACGGGTATGACGTGAGCAAGCTCACAGCGCCAGCAGCACCTCAACTGCCCGAGTCGTTGCGCCCCCGCACGGCTGCACCCGAGGGTATGCCCGGTGCCCGTCAAGAACTGACCACGGGTCAGCGCATCTATCAGGCTGCGCGTCCCTTTGTCGCCCCGCTTCTCGAAGCCGGTGGTGCAGTTGGCGGCGGTCTACTGGGTGCTGGTGCTGGCACACTGGTTGCGCCCGGTGTGGGTACAGCCACTGGTGCCGTGGGCGGTGCTGGTCTGGGTTACGGTATTGTTAAGGAAGGCTTGGAACTGGCCGATGTGGCGATGGGTGTGAAAGCGCCTCGTCAGGGCGCTGCCCAATTCATTGAGCCTGTGCGCAACATACTCGAAGGTGCAACCTTTGAAGCTGGTGGCCGTGTGGTTGGCCCGCTGATCGCCAAAGGTATCGGCAAGCTGGCCGACCTGCGCCAGATTCCCAAGAACAAAGCTGCCGACATCGCCCGCAACGCACTCGGCCCAGACCTACCCGAAGTGCTCAACGCGCTCAAGGCATCGCAGGGCAAAGGTGTCAGCGCAGCGCAAGCCACGGCAGACATCAACAGTCCCACATTCCAAGCCCTGATCGACCGAGCCACGGCCCGCGATCCACGGTTCCTGTCGGCGCTGGAAAAGTCCCAAGGTGATGTGTCGCTTAATGCCCTGTCCAAGTTGGCCGGTGGCAAGACTGCCGCAGATGTCCGGGCCACCACACAGCAAGCAAAAGAGAACCTCAACACAATCACTGGACCGATGCGCGAGAGTTCTATTGCGCGGGCCAACCTTGGCAAATACGTGGCCGATGAAGCCGCTTTGCGCGAGGCAAATGATTTGGCAACAATGGTCGGCTCGGGCGGTCAACTTGACGCAACTCGTTTTGTAGCACAAGCCACTGGTGCTGAAAAAGCCCTGCGTTCTGTTGGCATCAAGCCCCTTGAAGGTGCGCCGCTGGCTCAACGAATTGCGTCTGTTGCGCAGAACCCACAGTTTGCCGCCAACGATCTAATCGAAGGGTCTGTAAAGCAGATCGCCGACGACATCGCAAAGTGGACCGGTAGTGGTGGTGTGATTGACGCAAACGCACTTGAAGCGATTCGCAAAAATTCAGTCACTGCCGCAATCGCCAAACTGCGTCCCGGCATGGACGCCACCAGTCAGCGAAACGCTGCTGCGGGTGTGCTGAGTCGCACCAAACCTTTGATTGACGATGCTATCGAGGCAGCGGGTGGCACAGGCTGGCGAGACTATCTGACAACCCACGCCAAGGGAATGCAGAAGATTGCCGAGAAACAGTTGACTGGTGAGGCGCTGCGTTTGTTCAAGACCGACAAGAACGCCTTTGTACGCCTCGTGCAGAACGAGTCCCCAGAAGCCGTGGAGAAGATTCTCGGCCCGGGCAAGTACAACATCGCTGTCGAGTTGGCCGAGAACACACTGGCACCGCTGGAGAACGAGGCTGCAAAGGTCATTCGCAACGCCAACATCAAATCCCAAGTCGAAGGTGGTCAGGTGGCCCTGAAAGAACTACTGCTCCAGAACATGAGCAAGTTCCGTCTGCCGTCCTACCTGAGTGCCGTGGCCGCGACGACCAACAAGGCGCTGAACATCTTGGAAACCAAGATCGGCACCAAGACAATGGCGACATTGACCGAAGCCCTGAAGACACCCGAGGGTGCGGCTCAGTTGCTGGAGTCACTGCCCGCTGCCGAGCGCAATCGTGTTTTGCAAATCATGGCCGATCCGGCAAAATGGGGTGCCCCGACTAGGGCCGCTGTGACAGGTACAACCACAATGGGTGTTAACATGCTGGCACCCGAGCGGTTCGTGGAAAATGAGTTTGCTCGTTAAAATACAAGCACCCTAAATCATGGAAGCAGTAGACATGGCTGAGATTGACCCAATGAAATACGGAGTCTTGTGGGAGCGCGTTCATAATTACGAGCGGCGCTTCGACGAGATGTCCGACAAAATGGACAAAATGGAAGCAAACGTCGAGAAGCTGGTGGCCCTTGCCAACCAAGGGCGCGGCGGCTTCTGGGCCGGAATGGCCTTTGTTTCATTTGTCTCCAGCGCCATAGGGTTTGCACTAAGTTGGCTCAAGGGTCACTGAGATGTACAGCCTTGGTGTCCGATCTAAAGCGCGACTCAAGGGTGTTCACCCCGATCTGGTCAAGGTGGTCGAAAAGGCCATTCAACTGACGACCGTTGACTTCACCGTACTCGAAGGTGTCCGCGATGCGGTTCGCCAAAAGAAGTTGGTGGAGTCGGGAGCCAGTCAGACCATGAACTCGCGCCACATCCCCGGTGCCGATGGGTTTGCCAAAGCAGTCGATTTGGGCGCGTGGGTTGACGATCAGGTTGACTGGTCATGGCCGCTGTACGCCAAGATCAACGCCGCCATGCAAGAGGCGTCCAAACAGGTTGGTGTGCCAATCGAATGGGGCGGCAACTGGCGCACGTTCAAAGACGGCCCGCACTTCCAGTTGCCCAAGAAGGAGTACCCATAATGGACCCGTTGACAATCCTCGCAGCCCTTGGCCCGCTGGCCGTTGACTTAGGGAAATCCCTGATCGGCAGGTTCATCCAGACCGACACTTACAAACCGGTGAATGTGGACGAGTACGTCAAGATGCGCGAACTCGATCTGAACATGTTCAAGGCGATGAACGATGCAGGGGGCACCAACCCCTCCTATCCGTGGGTTGAAGCTGCTGTGCGCTTGATGCGCCCTGCTGTCGGGGTCATTGTGCTGGGCACTTGGGCTTACCTCAAGGTCAACAGCATCGACAGCGAGTCCGTGGACAACTTTGCCGGTGCCGTTGGGTTCTACCTGTTCGGTGATCGCACCCTGTTCTACGCCCGCAAGACCAAGTAAATCAGCACCGGCCACACGGTCAGGCCGATCAAGGCCATCAGCATCCAGTACGCCAGCCGCCTAAGCTGGTAACCAACCTTGGCCACGCGCACCGGGCAATCGCGCCCTTGGTTGCAGTTTCCATCACAGCATTTCATGTTGTCACCTCCGGCACTTTTGCCAATTTGATTGTGTCTTTGTCGTACTGAATCTTGAACTTTACCAGCGCCAGCGCCTTTTCGATGTCGCGCACGGTGATCACGTCCATCTGGGCATCATGCAATTCCATGAGCAAGTTGAGCAACTGAATCTCTGGACCCGTGGGTGTGAATCTGCCGTGTTGTCGGGCGCGTTCGATGATGGTCAAAATGGCAAAGCGCCCGTCAACGCAGACATCTTTGTACTCTGCGCCAAACCCCATCTGGTGCAGCGCCTCTGTGACGTTCGACATGGCTATCAAAATGTCCATGTCGGCCTTGGTGGCGCGACCCTGCATCAATGACACCATCGACTCACTGTTCTTGATCTTCAGGTCCAGCAGGAGGTTCTCGTGCTGGGTCACTGGGGCCAGGGATTCAATGACGTACCCGAGTGGGTTGACCAGCACCGGCTTCGGCCTGTACTTGCTGCGTTTTCTCATTTGCTATCCTTTTTGAACTTTGGCAGTGGGTGCCAGTGTGTGAAATATTTGTCGCCGGGTGCGTAAATGCTGATTTGAGCAATGCCGTACTTGACACTGATAAGCAGCAGCTTGACGCCTCTCGGGGTGCTTGCGTCAATCGGTAGCCACTCAGCATCAAGGCTTACCGCTGCCGTGCGCTCTGTGTTTAGCTTGTGCGTCATGCCATCAGCCCCGACCACATACCAGCAGGTTGCGGCCTTGCCCGCATTGGCTCAGGCTTTGCCATTGGCTTTATGGCAATCCGCAGAATCGTCGGCCTGCCGTTGTCTTTCGCTGCGGGCTT